AAAAGGAGCGGCAAACGTAACAATCACACCAGCAACCGCAGTACCAACCGCAGAAGAAGTGAATGTTAAGACTGTGTTTGTGACGTCAATTGAAACAAAGGTCAATGTTGCGCCATCATCGCCAAGCGTGCCAGAAGTATGTAAAGGCAATAAGTTTGAACGCATGAATTTAGCTTTGTTGAAATTACCCACTTCCCATGACATAGCAGAAGTCTCATTTCGGTCTAATACGAATTGGTTTTGACCGCTTGAAACGATTGCAGGCTCAGCAGTGTCAGGTATTACAAAGTAAGGAACGCCCATTCCTGCGCCGAAGTTGCGATACATAACCAAAGCATTAGCGAGCTGTTGGTATGTGGTAATAGCACCAACACTTGAAACTCCACCGCTTGAAGTAATGGGTGCAAAGTAAGCGCGATATGGACCAGAATAGCCAATATCTACGCTATTGTTGTTTCCATCTGTGCCAGTTTGAACCTCAGAGTTTCCTTTCCACAATGAGGCTTCAATAAACTCAGACAATTCATGCACGCAAGAATCTGTGAAGTAATCAATATACTCCTCAGAGTTGGTGATGTATTGTTGAGACGTTGCAGACCAGCTTGAGTTAGCTGATAAGTTCATCGTTAAGTTTTGCGCACGTTGTGCAGCGTTTCCGAAGGTTGAAACCACAAGACCAGCAGCCGCTGTAGAGCGAGCAGGCAATTCTAAAAGAACGCTTGAGCCTAAGTTAGCCGTCATGTCTTGGAAGTTTTTGAACTTAGTGTTTGCTGTGGCTAATGCACAGTTTTCATTCGCTAAGTAAGGGAGTGCCGAAGCTTGGTATGTTGCGACGGCTTGTAAAGCATTTGTGCCTAAAGCAGGAGTTGCCATGTTTAATTTCCTCGTTTAAAAGTTTGTTTTTTAACAAGGAAATGGTTTACCTATCTCTTATAGCCTTTCCGATTTTTATGGTAAGCTACAGAAGTGGGATCACCATTTCCGCTTACCGAAGAACCTTTAATCGTATCCAATGGTTTTTTAGCCTTTGGCGCATTCATGGCATTTTCATTTGCCATCAATGACTCTGATATTTTTTGAACATATTTCATTGCCAACTGCGGAGACGTTTTTAGCGCCATAGCAATTTGACTTTGTTTGGCTGGGTCTTTTGCAATTTCATGCAAAACCTCAACATTATTTTCATATTGCGACGCAAGATAAAGAGCCGAACCTTTTAAGTTCTTCATTTGCTCATCATCCCCTGTAACATCCCCAAAAGCTTGCAACTCTTTTTCGATTTCAGGATTAGCTTCTTTTATTGACGCTAATCTGTCCGCTACTTTTTTAACAGCGTCCTGAAAATCCTTGACCTGAGCTTCGCGTTCTTCTTGCATCTGTTTTTGACGCATTTGTTCCGCGCTATTATCCTGAACCCGTTTTAAGGTTTCATTAATAATAGCCTCTTTGTCTATTGGCGCATTAGGCTGAATTGGTTGTGGTTGGGCTGGATTTTGCGCTTGCGCTAATGCCATTCCTTCCTCAATACCCTTCTGTCTAGCACGCTCTTTTTCAGACGCCACAATCGCATTTACTTTTGACTGAGGCACTACTGGCTCTTCAATTACGGAAGCCGCTGCAATATTCTGTTCAATCATATCCGACATAAAATTTCCTCGGTTGCTTTTAACCCAACGCACTGGTAAACCTAGAAACACTCTAGTATGCTTATTTAACCCATAAGTGGTAAAACCTTTTGACGCCAAGTAGCGAGCTAAATATAGCTATGCACTGTAGATAACAGCACTAAGACTGCATGTCAACCTGTTGCTGAGAATTATTTAACATTGATTTGTGATGCTCAAGAATCCCAGAGTATTGTGCAAACGCCTGGTCGACTTTACGCATTCTTTGCTCGACATCTTGCCGTTCATTTTCACTGATTGCTATGGTCATCTGATGCTCAAGCTTTGTGCGCTCATACTCTAATTTTGCAATTTCAATCTGTGCATTTAAGGCTTGTTTTTCTGCGCCCTGCTGAAGCTTGAATCTATCAAATTCAAGACGTTGAGCTTTCTCTTTAGCATCAAACATCATTTTTTGCTCATCAAGCATTTGTTGTTTTTTCTGCAACTCTAAAGCCGCCATAGCTGGATTCGGTGCGCCCTGCTGTTTAGCCTGCATCTCTTCCGCTTGCTTGATTTGATTATCAGCCAAGACGACAAGCTTATCTGAATCCTTAACATCCAAGTTGCCAAGAAGAATCGGTAGCCCCTTGCCTGAAAGCAATTGGTTAAGCCCTGGATTAGTTTGAGACAACATCGTTAATGCTCTCACCGCTTTATCTTTTTGCGCCTCAAATGAGACGCCCTCTGTCACTGAAACGTCTAACACATTGGGTGGATAATCAAGCATAGAGTCGGGATTATCAGCGTTGTTAATAGCTTCATAAGCGCGGCTTCCGTCTGGCGAGATGACGGGGATAGTGCGGTTCGTTTTATAGTACTTCGGTATCATGTCAATATAAGCTTTGTACACTTGGTTTCGTGATGCAATGTAGTTAATCATGTACGGTTTTGCAGCGGCATTGGATTGAGTTGCCCCCGCCAATATTGCAACGCCGCTTATGTTTTGATTTGTGTTCCCTTGCTGCGCGTCATAACTGCCAAGCAAGTTTTGAATTGACGCATCCATACCCATGAAAGTATTGTAAATTTCTGGTGGAATTTGTGTTGGTTGCAATGGCTGAGGGGGTGGAAGCTGAATGCGCTCGCCCTTTTCTGTGATCATTGTTCCCTTGTAAATATATGCGCCGTAGTTTGTTTGTGGGTTTTTGTACGCCATCAAGTTTGCAGCGTCTGACGGCAAAGACTCTTCAGAAATGACAAGCCGCGTGTTTCTAATTTGCTGCAATTGCCCCAAGAACACGTTCGCCACAATGTTTTTAACGGTCTGAGCATCTTTGGCGTTATAAAAATAAGGGCGTGTTATTTGCTGACCTTCCACCATAACACTATCGCCATCAATGAAAATATACGGCAAGTATGATAAATCAGTTTTAAGCTTCTTCTCAATAATTTGACTGCCAATCAATCTATAACGATAGATGCATACCGTTGAAGTCTTGCGCTCGTCTTTTGGGATTGGCGGCAACGAAGGAGAGCCTTCAGGAATTGAGGCGAGCAAGTCGTCATACTCTTCTTTAGTGAGTATCTGGTCTTCCTGAATTTGAACTTCACCGTTTTCAGTAATAATCGAGTTTTTACCCATCAAATAAATCTTGCTTTCTTTCCTTTCTTTCAAAAAGAAATCGCATACCATCACATAATCTTCGCTGTTCTTGGTAAACATCCATCTGAAGCTATTAGACGAGCGTCCCTTTCTATTTCCGCCGTCAATATCAACGTTAGGATATTTTTCACGGAATGCATCTTTTTTCATTGGAATCATTTCAAAAGCAAAATCTCCATCACCCTTATGCACTTCTTTAGCATCAGGGTCAAAACCTACAAGCGTTGGGTCATCACATTTCATCTCGAAGATGTCTTGATCGAATGAATCCTCCGAAACGTACTTAGTGCCGATGCGTGTAGCACTAAAGCCGCCACAAAGAACATCACGATACACTTCAATATCATTTGAGTTTGCAAGTGATGTCGAGGTAATGTTGCGAATAATTGAATGCACAATATCAACCGTCTTAGCTGTCACTGCATTTTCATCTAAGCTTTTAACAACGCTTTGAGGTGACTGCATAGAGAACTCGCCAATCAAGCGCGATATGTAAGCTCCAAGCACGTTAAATTCACGTGTGTTTAATCCAGCGGCTTGCAGGTTTGTCTTGTCATCATTTGACAAAGTGGAAACCATGATAAACTTTTTGTTAGCATTAAAGCTTTTATTGTTGACTTCCCAGTAGTTAAACCATGAGTTTATTTTCTCATTGAGTTGACCATGTTCGTCCAGTGTCTTTTTAGAAATTGCCATAATTTAGTCTCCAGTATTTTTTGATACAATGTTTTTTCGTCTTGATTTTTTACGTATAGACGCTTAACGTATGAAATTTTTTGAGTCTCATCGAAGAGTGAAAAGCATTTGTTTCTGAAGGGGTTGTAGTAAACAATATCTGCAACCTCATTTTTTATCATATGCAAAACATAACTTGAAAAAACAAATCTTTCGTTTAAAAAAATGTTAATAACCTCAATTTCTACAAGCTCACCAACCTTTAAATCAAGCTGCTCAATCTGTTCGTTAATCATTCGATTTCCCCAATTTAACCACGAATATTTCTTTAATATCCCTTAAATCTAATGTGTGATTTAGTTTTTCGTTGGCAGTGAATGGCGAGTGATGCAGTGTGTAAAAATGAATATCAACGCATGGGCAATTTGACTTGTTGCAATAATTTATTCCAGCATTATGACTGACATGCCAACAATAAGTAATAATCCTATCGCCATCATTCTTAACAATAACAATAGGCTGCCCTTGCGCCAACCCAAGCTTGTCGAATTCTTCTTTAGTCATACTTAACCCCCCTAAAACCCAAACGTTTGGTTTTCCAAATTGCAACCAAACTTTAATTTCATTTCATTTATTCTTTTGCTTGCATTTGATAATCTTTTTTGACGATATTTTTCAATTGTATTATCAAACTCAACCATAAACTTTTTAGGAATATTAATATACTTCGATTCAAACTCATTAATAATTTCACACTTAGTTGATACTTGATCAAACCCTATGCCGTCTCCCCACATATCAAGATGCAGTCCCCACGATTTCTTAGCGACTATCACGCCTTTCAGCAATCGAGGCTGCCTGCATTTAATTTCGTCATTGCCTTTGTATTGACCATTCTCATAATTTTTAAAACACGTTAAAGCATCTGGCGAGGCAGCATCAAAAACAACATTAATGTTTTGACCTGAAAAAGTCAGGATTTTAGCCCTGTAGCTTTTCAAGAAAAAATAAAATGTCTCTCTAAGTTTATTGCTCATCACTTAAGAGCCTCTGATAAATTATCAAACGTTTTCATGTAATGCTCAACCTTTCTTTCTAGTATATCAAGGGTTAATGCTAAATCTTTCTTTACTCTTTCTAGCTCCTCACGTTTGAATCTCAATGAATTGAGAAGTGAATCAATTAATGATTTACTATCTTTGAAAACGTGATACTCGGATAACCTTCCGTGATTATAATTCTCAACCATATACTCAACGCCAAGTCCATACGTTCTTTCAAGAATTTTGCCCGAGCTTATCTCGTTATAATTCAAAAAGAAAACTGTATCGCCAACATAAAAATTATCTCTCATCACTTAACAACCTTCAATTTTGTTTTTTCGCCAATATCAAGTTTCCGAATGCTTTTAATATGCTCAAGCGGCGTGCCAAAGCAACGCTCACCGTTTTTATTCTTCAAAAATGGTGAATGAACCAAGCCCTCACAAAGCAAGTCAATACATCTGTTACGGTCAATGTCTTCATCGTTCTTGTTGCCGTCTTTATCTTGTCGAACAGCAACCTTAGTAGCCTTAGCATATATTTCAGCGTCTACATAAAATGAAATCATTGTGCATTTATCAATGCCTGATTTAACATCGACTAGTATTGGGTCTAAGTGTTGCAAGTTTAATGCTTTGAATTCTTCGTTAGTCATTTTTGATTTCTCCAATTAATTTAAGTTTTTCATTAATTTCAGGAAGTAATTCTTCGCTGATCTTCTTTAGCCTATTTTTTATTGCTTCAAGCTTTATCTGCTTTGACTGCAGGTCTAATTCTAAAGAGAAAATCTCGAGCGGATATTTATCTAAACAATCTTCAAGTACTTTACGTTTTGTTTCAAGAAAAACCTTATCCCATCTCTGTGTTTCTTCGCTAGTCATTTTTCACCTCTTTGTTTATAAAACTACCCTATCAACATTAATAGCAGCATAAGCCTGTTGCCTGCTATCCGCTATCGCCATCTTATTCTGCGTCTCGATAAAATCCACATCTAAGCACGCATATTGAAACGTATCAGCAACGTGTGAATAGACACTATTTTTATCGGGCTTATCAGAAACAATGATTTCATTGCCAACAATATTTTTAACCTGCTTAAGTTTGTATTTATCATTCAAGCCCTCTGTCAGCAATGGGCAACCCTCTTTCGAAACCTTGACACAATACTCACCTGTTGCAATTTGTGATAACAATATCTTTGCCACAACGTTTTTGCGCCTGTCTAAATCGTTTGTGATGCAACCCTGCACATTCCACCCTGTCGCACTTTTAACAGTGTCATGCGAGTATGTAGCATCGTTAGTATTAAAATTATTAGCCTTATCGCCCACCACCTTATCAAGCTTGCAGTCAGTAGCGTTTTTAATCACCCAATCTTTGACAACATCAGAAGCAAACCTGCTTAAACCAATTTCAGAATCTAAAAACTCTTTGATAACGTAAAGTGTGCGATTGTAATACTGAGTGATAATGGCGGCATTGAAACCGCCATAGTCGAAGTAAATTGAAATTGGGAAGACTTTGTTAATTGCAATGCTAGTCAGTGAGTGCTTGTTAATATCAAACTCAGGGTGAACTCTAGAACCTTCATCGGTCGTACCGAATCTATTGCAAATTTGAGTCAATATCCATTTGTCAGACTTACCTAAAGCCATTTTGATATAAAAATCTTTTGGTAAATTCTTAATGTTATCAGCATCTTTTCTTTCGCAAAATACTAATTTATCTTGTTTTAGGTATTTAACACCACCAATCTCAACGAGAGCTGTATTTTCTTGCGAGATTTTAATCATCACATTGTTAATAATGTTTGCATCTTCAACAACATTTAAACCGCCTAAGCCTTTATAAAATTTGTGTGATGGGTGAACCTGTTTAACAAAGCGATTGTACAAGTAATGACTGTCATCAAATGCGTTACTGTCAGATAAAACCCTGTGATAATAAACTCCATCAGGCTTACGCTGGGCAGCACTTGGAAAACGACCTAAGCAACCTGATACCAAGTCCAGCGCATCACACGGTATCTCTGAAAGCTCGTTAAAGTAAATGCCCGTTGCTTCGGCAGACTTTAATTTCTTTGCGCTTTCTGCACTGTCAAAGCTAAAAAATATCACCTCAATTTCAAATTGATAATTTTTAACTTCACCATTTTTCTTCACGCTTGCAAAAAACTTCAGGTGAGACTCAGGAAAAGGCTTGTATTTAATTCTGAAGTTAAGCTCTTCGCGATCAAACCACTCTCTATATGTTTTAATCGTTGTTGATTCTAACTCGCCATACGTGCTACGAGCAACGATATATCTAGCACGCTTAACGTCATCTATGCACTCAGTGTTAAGTGCTGTGTTGAACATAATTTGCGATGCTAAACACGCAACCGATTTACCTGTACCGCGAGTGTCCATGTCGAGCAAGTAAATATCATCAAAGTTTGAAAGAATATCTAACGCTAAACCGCTCGTATTAAACGCACAAACAATCTCATTTTGCTTATTGAAAATTTGAAAGGTGAAATTATCTAAATCAATATTGACAGATAAAGTGTTGCGTGATGAATGCTTGTTCACGCTTTTGAGAATAGACGCTATTTTAACTGCGCTTGATGTCATTTATTTTTTGCTCGTAGCACTTACAGACGTTTGAGACTCAATAATCTTCTCAGCTTCATCTTGCGACATAACGCCTTTCTCAACCAACAACACCGCCAAGCTATCTAGCAGTTTTTTGGTGCGTGTAAAATCTCTAATTTGCGCTTTCTTTAACAAAAAATCAGAAGCGTATTTTGACTGCTCAAACGTCAGTGACGACTCACTAACAAGGTTTTGCACAATCTCCATGCTTTCCAGCTCATCGCTAACATCTCTAATTTTAGCTAAACGAGTGCAGCGACCGTTGACAATCTCGCGCTGCATTTCAAGCACCTTTTAATTCACGCGCCTATCTTTTTCTGAAAAGTCAAATGCTGGAAGTGATGCGTGAAACTTGGATTTTTTAACAGTGAGAAATTGGGAGTAAACAAAGTCAAGCGCATAAAAGTCATCTCGACGTTGTTTGTAGTGATCAATCTTGTCGGGAGCAATAACAAACTTTGCTTTGTCACCGTACTTTTCAAAATCTCTCAAACGCTTTGCATCGCGCTCTAAACGCTCTCTTCTTTCGTAGAATGTAGTAACACCACACTTTAACGCTGTGCATACTTGCTCTACTGATATGACGTTGTCGTTGTCTATAGCGCGTTTAAACTCAGCAATAAAATCTTGTGTTGTGATGTCGTCGTGCTGTCTCATTATTTTACACTCCGCGTTTTAGCGCTTGCAAAATAATTATCAAAAACAAGTGAATCATACAGATTTTTAATAATAGTAGCCGAACCATAACTTGCGCTTGAGTCATAACCAAACCCCTTGCACTTTGTTTTAATACTGTGAGTCGGTTTGATTTTTAAGCGTGAGGCGATAGAGTGCAAATGATTTACACTTTTTTTATGCAGTTTAGCGATGTCGGAGAGCGTTAAATATCGTTGCATAATGTGCTAGATACCAACAATAAGCGTGTTTGTCAAGACTTATCCACAGATTTTTAAAATAATCCAACCCATTTTTAAACAAACAAAATCAATCACTTACAACTTTATCCACATACCTATACCCAAAAAACCTAGATTCTATCAACATTTTTACCCTAAAACTAACATTTTATTATAAAATATTTGTTTACAATAAAATATTAATCGTTATAATGACCACATCAGCGCAATAAAGCGACTGGTTAAAAAGTGGAGTATTAAAGATGAATGAATTAGCCTACAAAAAAAGAAGTGAGCTTCTCGCGCAATTAATATCTTCTGATTTATCAGATAAAGTAAAACTAGTAAAATTTAAAAGTGAATTAAGCTGCCACCTATCCAGCGTCAGAAAAGACAAGAAAAGTTTGAAAACACTAGAAGCCATATTTTCAGAAATCCCGAATGAATTTGATGAAAAAAAATACAGGGAATCTCATGCAAGATACTCAGATGAAATACTATGGCAAAATAAATTGATAGCGTTAATAAAGTCTAGTATCAAAAAACTAGGAGCAAACTAAAATGGAAATTATTAAAGGGCAAGGCTGTTGCGCACAAGACATTTTAATACAAAACGGCTTTGAAGTAATATCAAGCTGGTATAACAACAATATTTTTGCAAAAAATGGTCAAAATTACCGCATATCACACCCTGTCTGGGTTGGTAATTGTGTGCAAATTGAAAAAATAAAGGAGTATTAAAGATGAATGAAATTATTTTAAGAGGTCGTGGAAAAGATGAACCTGTAAAAATAAAATACGATATAGATTTATCTGTTATCGCGATAAACGGACATCTTATAAAAATAGAAGAAAATAGAACTTATTTTTATAAGTTTTTAAAAACTAAAATAAAATGTATTGGCGGGATTAATGGTTTTTTAAAATCAATAAAAGAGGCAAACTCTAGTGATTTTTATTATTATTATTCACATTATATTCGAGGCGCGGTTGAAAAATATTATAAAAAACTAGGAGCAAACTAAGATGAACTACATAGACTGGGTAAAATTACAAATTTCAAAGCTTGGTGATAAAGAAATAGTTAAAAAAGATGTTGATAGTGGATGCCCTATTTTTATCACTTTTAAAACATTATTGGGTGAAACAAAAATGATTGCAATTGAGCCAAAAACAAAAAAATGTTAATTGATTTTATCAGCGAAATGGCAGGAGCAAACTAAGATGATTAACTACAAAGACTTAAAAGACGGTGATAATTATTGGACAATTGAAGAAGGGAAGCCCTGCTGGTCATGCTTTGATTTTTATAGCGAAGAAATTCACAAAGAAAATCCAAATACGTTATATTTTGAATCTGAAAAAGAATGCATGGAAGCAATCAAAGACGCATTAGAGTATCACTCAAACGACTGCGATTGTGATATTTGCGAAACCCTAGGAGCAAACTAAAATGAAAATCAGCTTAATAGACATCAATGGAAACGAAGTTTCAAGCATTCAGTGCGACAGCATACGAAAAGCAAGAAAGCATTTCTCATGTAGGTATATTGGTAAATATACCATGCGATGGACGTCAGGTCTTTTTGATATAGCAGAAATGAAAGTTAATTTAAACCTTATTAATTCAGGAGCGAACTAAGATGAATGAAATAATAATGAAAGCAAGATTTATTGACGAGACTGATATTGTAATACAGTATGATATTGAAAACTCATTTATTATTTTAAATAATAAAAGATTAAAAATTGAAAGCGATGAAAAATGGACGTTTAAATTTTTAAAAACAAAAATTAAATGTCGTGATGGTGTTGCTGGTCTTATAAAATCGATTGAAAAAAACAACCAAGGCGGAGTTTTTAATTTTTTTCACTCTCTTTTTAAGTTAGCGATTGAAAGAAAATATAGTTAAAAAAGGAGCGAACAATGACTTTTTACACAATAACAAGCAAGCAAGGTTATCCACTCATAACGGTATTAGCCGAAAACGAGGCTCAGGCGCAACTTAAAGCAAAAGAGCAGGTTAGATATTACTTAAACGGGAAATAGTCCTGCGCGTTAAATTTGGAGTCTTAAACGGGAAATATGAGACCCCAATGGGTTGCTTGGACATTTTTAACAAATTTACGGATTTGTAAAACAACGAACAAAATTAAATCTAGGGGGGTATATGGCAAGAATGATTGGCTACTGCATAAGATGTAATAGCGAATACATGGAATTTAGTAATGGCTACAACAACGCTGGTTTTTGTAGCGAAAAATGTAAAGACTTGCAAAACAACGACCGAGCAAGCGGTCAAAACGAGGAAATAAAATGAAAAAAATAACATTATCGCTATTATTAGCATTAGGAATAACGGGGGCTTATGCTGATGGGGTTTATTTAAACTCGCAATACGGAATATCAAATAACAACGGACATACATTTAGCGCATCGTTGGGCTATAATCAATCGCTCTCAAATGGCTTTTTTGTAAACACTAATATTGTCACAAATTATACAATAGCGACTTTATCAGTAAATTACATTGATCCAACAACAATATCATCATCATATAAATTTAATCATGCGCTCAGTATCGCATGGATGCTCGGCGCTGGTTATAATTTTACAAAAAATTTATCGCTTATGGCAGATGCTGGTGTCGGTAATTTTAGCGAAGCTTACACAAAAATACAATCTTATTTTGGGCAAAATGGAGAAATTTTAAATACATGTCATAATTATTATTTGAGTGGAT